GCCTCTTGCGAGGCGTAACTCCGGAGTACAAGAACCCTCTGGTTTGACGCCTGCCCAAAAGGTCAGGGTCGGTTCCAGTGGATCTTCGCGTTCAGTGCGTAAGCTGACGCCACCAAGAAACTTTAAGCCAACATCATCATCCTATGCTCAAGTTAAGGTTAACCCTGGCGCAGAGAATTGTAAAATTCCTGTGCAAGGTATATCTTAAGATTGAGTATGATGAGGGTTTGGTCCGTTCTTGGACAAGTGTGGTCCTTAAGCGGTCGGAAACACGAGGAACGGTAGAGACTATCGGTTGGATTAAATCCGTCCGATTAGCCTGTACTCGTTACCTGTGCGCTTCCCCGCTGAAGGAGTCACCGGGCTTTGGGGTGGAGCTAGACAAAGAGGGACTCCCAAAGGGGATACCTCTCGTCGAACTCTTCCGACAGCGTGATCCACCCAAGGTAAGACTCGGTTTAACCCTTTTGGGGTTCTCCCGAATACTGCCTGGCTGGAAGGCCCCGGATTTGGATCCGGTTACACGTCCCTTTGCAGGTCATATCTCACCGCGTTTGCGGGAGGACCTCATCGGCACGGTATCGGACCTAAATATCAGGGTCCCTCGCCCCGTATGGAGCGAGTGTCACGCGTCAACCAAAGCCGGTCCGAACGCCCAGGCTCTGGTAGGTTCTATCGAGGACGCCCACCTTCTCACAGACACGCAAATTAGCGACTTGCGTGTTTTGGGAGGAGATGGAATCGTCGCATTGATTGAAACCATACGATCCACTCTGGTCCCAAATGCCTGGCTCTCGATGCTAGACACTAAGGTCCGCGGGAAGGAGGTTAAACTCCAACCCAAGGGCCGAAGCGCCAAGTTATCGATGGTCAGGGATAAGGAAGCCAAGTGCAGAATCGTTGCTATTCTTGATTATTGGACACAGTCAGCTCTTTACCCTCTTCATCTCGCCCTTATGGGCGTTCTGAGGGGGCTGAAGCCTGATTGTACCTTTAACCAAGGTAGCTTCAGAGCCACCCTTCCTCACAAGGGACCGTACTACTCTTTCGACCTCAGTCAGGCGACAGACCGCTTTCCTGTAGAGATACAGGAGGTGGTTTTAGCCTTTCTGGTTTCGGCGGAGTATGCGGCTGCATGGCGTAGACTGATAACATCCCGGGACTATCACGTCTCGTGGGGGGCCAAAGGTACCGTAAGGTACAACTGCGGCCAACCCATGGGCGCGTATAGCTCCTGGGCAATGTTCGCACTCTGCCACCATGTAATCGTGCGGATAGCGGCCAAGAGGGCGGGTAAAACCGTCTTCTTTGAACGCTATGCACTCCTTGGGGACGACATTGTCATCGCAGACAGTGAAGTCGCCAAAGAGTATCGCACAATCCTTGCTGAGTTAGATGTAGCCGTTTCTGAAACGAAAACACATGTGTCTAACGACACATATGAGTTCGCTAAGAGGTGGGTGCATTGTGGCACTGAAGTAACCGGCGCACCCCTAGGCTCTCTTTTCGAAGCGGTACGCTTTCGGAAGGACGTGGCGGGAGGCCTCTTGACGAAGGCCATCTCGTACGTTTCTTTCTACGGCGCTGCCACTTGGTTGAGAGAGGTAGAGGCACGCTGGCTACCGCGGTCTCGTACTCTGGGATCCCGGGCCTTGTTCGCTGAACTCTTCGTCCTATTAGGCTTATCTGCAGCCAGCAGGTTAGCCGATAAGGCGTGGAGATTCTTTCTCCTACCCTCGCGAGAGGATGGGAAGAACCTACAGGCACTTAAGCGGCATTTGCTGTCTGAGATCCTGTTAGGTGGAGTCCTTGGTTGCTTCTCTATTAAGTCACCCAAGCAGATAATGCTGGGGGTCCTTCTAGTAGAATGCAAGGCAAGGGTCCTGGAAGAGGCGATCAAGAAGAGTGTCCAGACCCTTTTCCGCTTCCAGGTGGAAGCGAAGAGGTTTCTGAGCATTCTTCCTGAGGGATTGGATGGCCAGTCAATACTGCTAGCCTTGCCGCCGTTTGCAGTCCTCGGATCCCATATCCGAAAGCTGCAAGAGGCGTATGAGAAGCTGCGCGTGGTGCGGGACTCCGACGTGCCGGCCAAATGGTTACATTTGGAGGTACGCCTGGTTCTCGACCCATTCGCTACTATCTCTACAAGGCAAGCAAAGGTAGTGGCCAGTAACAAGGCAACCGTTCTTAACCACTTATCAGCGATGTGCCGTGGAATCGATGCCACACGTAGATTGGCTGTGACCGATATTGATCTTGAAGATCTTGTCGACCACATCAATACTAACGTAGTGACGCCGACCCGCGGTACACCGAAGAAAAAGCGGAAAGGCGGTGGGGGCTCTTCCAAAGCTTAACAGTATCGGTTTCCACTTGGGTAAGGACGGGGTCCTATCCAGACGGCCCGGACTGCTGGGCAGAGGTTGAGGGCTCCCCGCTTGTTGCTGTCCCCACTTTTGTGGCAGTTCGATTAAGAACTACCTAGCTGCGGCGTTTTGGAAGGTCCTTGCGGACTAATCCTCACGGCTCAACCTTAAGTGGTTACCTCCTCACACAGAAGCACTCCCGAAAGGGAGTGTCCCGGGGGGCGCATCCATGCGTCCCCGGGGGGGTTTGTGTGAGAGTATCTCCGAT